GCTTCAAATTCGGCACTCACTAAATGTGTGATCTTGTATTTTTTCATTAAAGAGTTTCTTCAACATCTAACTCAAATTGATATAAAATATTACCATCTTTGTCTGAACCGATAGCACCGAACTCTTGCACATCATTTATCAAATGTACTTTAAATGCAACATTATCATAAGTAACAATTGAATCATCAGCTAATGCTGTAATAAGTGGTGGCTCGATAGTAAGTGTTGCTTCGTTTGACCCATCGGCTGTTACATCTGCGACTATCATATAGACTTTAGTATGCGAGGCAAAACTGACAAAATCTCCACTTTTAAAAGTTCCTGTCATGGCATCTACATTTATTGTGGTATCTCCAACTGCGTGTGTACCATTAACTAAAATAGTGCCACTTGCATTACCTCTAGCATTTTTTATTTCAGGTGGTGTAATGGTAAAATCTTCTTTACCTGATCTTTGCTTCATTATAAAAGCCATAAGTTCTCCATAAATGTCAGATCTTTTTCCTGTAATAATTCTAGCTGTAAAACCAAATCTTTGATTATCTACTTGTCTTGATAGTTTCTTGCCTGAAATAGATTTAGAAACAAGTGTGTTTTGAACAGATTTGATACCAAGTGTTTGAAAATCTGCTGTTGATATTGGAAATGCACCACTCATTATATTAACTCACTTCTGCCTTTTTCTGCTAAAGCATTATTTATTATTCCTGTTATCGTACCTCTATTCTCTTGTAAAGCTTCTCCAAATCCTCGTGAATCTATTGTGTTAATAGTAAAATTTACATTTACTGCTCCACCTGATGTACCTCTAGCTGATTGAGTTATTTGACCTGATGAGTTTGGTATAAATAATTCTGCACCTCTTTCTCCTACTACAACAGGTTTGCCTTTTGATACTGCTCCACCATTTGCCATAAAAGGTATGCCACCACCTGACCCACCTGTGAAGAAACTTAATAAAGCTTGTTTTTTCATTTCAGAAGTTTGTCTTTTTAACTCATTAGTTTTTTCTTGTTCTTTTTTAACTTGCCTTGCTAAAATCATTTCTTTTGCTTTTTGCATAACTAACTCGATCGCCAATCTCAAAGTAATTTCAATAGCCATACTTACTAATCTAACCATAAATTCTTGTGCTATTTTTTTTAAAGAGTCTCCTAACTTCTCTCCCATAACAACTGCTCTACCCATACTATTTGATACTTTTGAAATACCCTCGTTTATAGCTTCTGCTATTGTTTCTCTAATGTTTTCTATTTTCTTTTTAAATTCTTCTAATGAACCTTTATTTAATTCTCTAAATTTTTCTATCATTCTTTGTGTAGCTGATGGAATAGCAACTGATAATTCATGTTCAAATTCATGTGCAATTACATTTGTGTTATTAAATGTTTCTTCTAATTTTTTTGCTGAATCTGTTGCTATTGATAATTCATGTTGAAACTCTTGCATCCCTCTTTCCATAGCATCTATATCTTCAAGAAAACCATCAAACAATTTATCAATACCTTTAAATGCTAAGAAAACAGCACCACCTGTTGCTAACAAACCAGCTATCGCTAAAAAACCTGATTTGATAGCAGATGTACCAACTGCGATTGCCATAGTAGATTTTGCAACATTCATAAGTGCAACAGCAACTCTACCAAAAAATAAAACGATTTTTAATGCTATCAAACCTTTAATAATATCTAACAACAAACCAAAATTATTTTTTACTACAATAATTGCTTCGCCAAGTTTTGTTACAGATACAGCTAATACTACTCCAATCTTTCTTCCTACATTATCTATGTTCTCTGCATTTTTTTCTAAGAACTTGTCTAACTCTCCAAACTGAGTTTTTAACCCCTCAAAAAATCCAGCCTCTAAAATAGTTTTCTTAAAACTAAATATTTTATCTCCGATCATTGAGAGAGTACCTGTAAAGGTATTTGCTAAATCATCTGTTGCTTTTCCAAATCTGCCACCTTTACCAAATACTTTTTCAAAAGCTTCAACTGTTTGCTCTATTGAAACTGTTGCTCCAGCTTGAAAGCCAAGCATATTTCTTACACCTTTTTCTCTAAATAAATCTGCTGAACCAATACCAGCACTAAATGATCTTTGTATTTGCTCTGCTGTTGTTCTAAAATCTAATCCTGTTACAGATGCAACATTACCTGTTATCTCTAACATTTTCTGTAAATCTTCTGCGTTGTCTGTAACTGTTGCTAATATACCTGAACCTGATTGTATTTCTTCAAGAGAAAAAGGAACTTTAGATGCAAACTTGACCATGTTGTCAAAAGCTTTTGCACCCTCATTTGTATCTTTTAATAAGAATCTTAATCTAACTCTTAAGTTTTCTAATTCTTTTCCTGTATTAACTAAGTTTCTGACAACTAAACCAGCACCTAAACCTATAAAAGCATTTCTAACATTGAATACAGCACCTCTAACTTTTGCTAAACCTTTTTGCAAACCACCTAAGGCTTGTTTAGTTTTATCTCGTGCTATTACATCTATAAGTAGTTTTTGATTTGCCATTATCTATATTTCCTTGCTTGTCATCTATCTTTGGTTTTTATACTCATCTTGTTCTTTTTTCAAGTAAGCTATCCAAAGATTAAAATGACTCATAGGCATATCTAAGACTTTTTGGATTGGTATTTTAAGTCTGTCAGCAACCACTAACATATTTCGGATGTCAGGGTCGCTATTTACTTTTTTTCAGCTTCCTCTATTGATGAATCTGCAAGTATTTTGTTTGAAATGGTAGCAATAACATTGGAGTCAGCATTTCTTCTTAACTCAAATTTATCTTCTAATTTAAAAGCTTTTTTAAGTTCGCCTTTCTCATCTTTAACTTTTAATTTCATTACAATCAAATCAACAAGAACATTTAAGTCTTGAAAGTTATTTGATTTTTTAAAGATGATGTTTTTTTCTTCAAGTGTTAAAGGCTCAGAATAAAATACTGATGGATTACCAGCTTCATCTTTCCATTCAGGAACTTCAATAATTAAAGTTTGCAGAGTCTCAAAGTGAGACTTTACTCTATCTATTACTGACATAAATTATTATGATTCAGTACCTATTGTTAATGCACCTGTGCCTTGAAAAGTAACATTTCTAGCAACAATACCATCTAAAGGTTGATTTACAGACATACCTGTAATTATACCAGCACCCTCAAACTTTCTGTCGCCTGATGAACCACCCTCAGGTAATAATTTAAAAGTAACACTAGACCCAGCAGTTAATTGTGTTTGAACACTATCTGCTTCGTCAAAGTGCATTTCTAAAGTACCTGAAAATGATGTTCTACCAGCTACGAAACTTTTTGCACCATCAGACATTTTTGTTGATTCTACAACATCTCCTGTTGTTTCAAGAGTGAAAGAAGTAAGTTCGCCAACTGCTGAACCACCTACTGTAACTTCGCCCTCACGACCATGATGAACTGCCATTTTTTATTCTCCTATGTTAAAGTTGTTTATATTATTTTTCTTCTTCATCGTCAATATCTTCCTCATTATCTTCATCAAAATCTTCTTCTGAATCATCTTCCCAAGTCTCATCTTCTTCTTGGTCTCTAAGATCAGCAAGTAAATCTTTGACTTCTTCACACATTAGACTTTCTTTATCGTGTAACTTTTCTATTGCGTCTATTTTCTTTTCTATCTTATCAATGATTTTATCTTTGTTTGCCATATCTTCTCCTTATTTATGGTGTTCCAGCTTGGAACTCATAAGTACATCTTACAACCATTCTTATACCACCAATAGGAAATAATGTACCCTCGTCAGTTTCCACACTAATAACTTCTGTATCAAGTGCGTTGCTATTTCTTGTAATATCAGATTCTAAGGCTGTTTCAATAGCTGTGATTAATTGATTTCTCTTAGTGTCAATATTAACTTCAGCACCTTTAACAAATCCAAGAATCGCAAAGTCAATAGTTCCAATTCTAGTTTTAGCACCACTTCCTAATTCTGCATCTTCTCTTGTTTCCTCAGATGTTTGTACTATTACTGCTGGATATTGTTTGTCTGATAACTCGTCTAATTGAAAAGGTTGTCTTGTAGCTTTCTTAATTGTTGGGCTACTTATACCTGATATTGTTGATAAAAGGTTTG